GTATATATAACGTATACATATACTAACCACCATCGAAACCGTCCAATGTTGGACACTTTACAAGGAACTTGTAGTATGGAATACCAAGTACACACCACAATCAAATCCAAAAACGTAAAGACAGGTGAAATTCCTGTGACCACTACAACTGCTGACACATGTCCACCAGACTGTGCCTTCAAAGATAACGGCTGCTATGCAGGTAGTGGGCCATTGGCATTGCATTGGGCCAAGGTCACTAGTGGTGAACGTGGCGACACATGGTCAGGTTTTATTACTACTGTGAAATCCTTCAAGGATGGGCAGCTATGGCGACACAATCAGGCAGGTGATTGCCCAGGTGATGGTAAACGTCTGGATGCTGATGCCTGTGACGAATTGGCAGATGCCAATGAGGGCAAACGTGGTTTCACCTACACTCACTATCCCGTATTGACTGACAAGCACAATGCAAGTGTGGTCAAACGGATGAATGAGAAAGGTTTTGTGGTCAATCTGTCTGGCAATAACCTTGCACATGCTGATGCATTGTATGACCTAGATATTGCACCTGTGACCACAGTGTTGCCTACCGAATATGAACGTCAATCTAATACCAAAGGTATCTGGACAGAAACTATTGACGAGTACAAGAAACGTATTGATATTAAAAATATCAGAACAGCGAACACTCGTAAAGTTACAGTTTGTCCTGCAACATACATGGATGATGTGTCATGTGCCACATGCCAATTGTGTGCAAGAAACCGTGAAGCTATCATTGGTTTTCCTGCACATGGTACAAGCAAACGTAAAGCAAATGAGGTAGCAAACGGATGAAACGTACTATCACATACCGCAATCCTGTAGCTAAAGCTATGTTACAGGAACGTAAATCACCGCAAACAGTTCCCCCTAAAAAGGGGAACAAAGCAAAACGTAACCGCAAACAGGAGAAACTAAATGCGATACGAAATGAAGAACTTCATTAAGATGACCAAAAAACCGTCCAATGTTGGACAGTCTGACAAACCTAAACGTGATGACGATTGGAAACGTGAACGTAAGATCGCACGTAAAACTAAACTTAACCTTCGCAAATCAGTAGCATAAGGAGCTATCACAATGACAAACTCAAACGAAAACATCGCACCAGTAGTAAAATCAGCTTTCCCAGAACTGTATGCAGAGCATACGTTTCACATGAAGAAAGCCGTGTCTTACACATACAATTACTGTGTAATTGATGAAGTAATCCTTGAGTTATGGGGTGAAATGACTATGGCACAGATTGCAGAGGCATTGAATGAGTATCCCAATCGTATTGCATACCGTGTGCAAGTTCTCAAGACAAAAGGTCTTATCAAGAACAAGTATAACATGGAACGTGCCGATCTGTTACGTCAACGCAAAGAGGCAGCTACATGGCTGAAAGATATTGACAACAAGTTGGCACAGTGTTCTTAATACTGACACCTATTGTAGCCTATGTCTGTATGCTAGTGACCGTTGGTATATTGGTAAGCATGGGCTACGATAAAGACAATGTAACCTCTATAGGCATATGGTCTATGTATACACAAGTGTATATTGCTGTATGCCTACTTAAATTCCTGAAGGAAAAAGTACAGTGACGATAATTAAAATGGTAAAAGTGTGGCATAGAATGCCGCAAAAGAATGGTACAAATTATGACATGTCAATGTCACAATCGTGTAAACCGTATAGAGTCAATGAAAAAAGTTCTAAAAGAACTACACCTAAAAAACCTAAAGCCTTGAGAGGAAGGATATAATCAATGCGAGTAGAAGTCTATTTCAACCTGCACAAATACACATGGTCTGTCCGTTCAGCTAGAACGGGCAGGGTAATACTACACACTGACAAAGTACACATCAGAGATCCTGAGTTTGTAGTACGTCAAGCTGGACGTGAACGTGTATTGCGTGAGGGCAAGAAGAATGTCCATGCCTTTGTACGTGGTGAGGCCACATACTTTGATGACTTCGATCCAGAGTACCATCCAAACTATCTGGACTACACCTTAGTCATGTACAATCCATACAAGTTTGATACATTCGTTGATGTGCATGACACTACACCAGTACGTACAGCTAAACGTGCATTCCTACAGTTGCAACCAAGTATGGTGGTTGGCGATTGGAGAGACAGACCATATCTATATGCAGAAGGAGCAAAATCATGACAATGACACCAGAACAAATGGAAGAAAGACGCAACATGTGGGAGAAAGAACGTGACGAAAAGAACAAGGCACTCAATGATGCGGCCTTGTCTTTGACGCAAACACAACGTGAGGCAATCACTAAAGTGTGGAATCTGTTGGATGACATGGACACTTATGTCAGAGAATGTTTTGACATTGACATGCGTCATGCACGTAGACTGGCCACACTTGAATGGAAACTACGTGCTGCATTTCCTGACCTATGCAGAGGAGAGTGTGCTTGTGACGATTAAAGCATACGAAATTGTGCTTGAGATTGACGGGCAGGAGAGTACCATCACACTTGATGATACTTTCCCAGCCATCATTGATTGGCATAGTGCCTGTAACATGGCAGTGCTTATGGCAAAGCATGTACACCCAGAGTGTGAGATAGAGTTTATCTCATGCACTGAGTATGAAGCAGAAGAATACGATGACTATGGGTATATATTCCCAGCCCCAATGCAACTACACTGAGAGGTAATAGCTATGGAAGCAAAAATAAAACTGACTAAGACGATGCTGGACAAGAGCATCATAGATGCCAACAAAACTGTGCAGCACTTATTAAGTGAGTTTGTAACGCATGGTTTTGATGATCCAGTTTTTGAAAGAAGGTACGATACGATACGTGGTTCGGTAAGAGGAAGAATACGTATCACTGGCGAATACGCTGATGGTGAACGTGTTATTGTGCGCTTTTACAAATCAGATAAACGTGGTGACAAACGTATCAGTATACAGAATCTGAAGCAATATGCTGAAGCAGGTGATACAGTTATTCTGACTTCTAATGAGTGGGAGGACGGAGGTGAAGACCTTATCTATATTAACATCATCAGACAAGCAGCCACCGATGCCGCATGATGACCCGTGTGACGATTGGTCGGGACTGCCACCGCCAAAACTACCACAACCGAAAGGATAAAACATGAACCGTTTTATTATAAATTACTCACCTGAGTTGTGTGCTCGTGACTTGTGTGACAAGCATGTGGTCAAGATGCCACTAGAAGAAGCACAAATGTTGTGCACTACCGTTAGGTTACATGCACCAGAGTATGCAGAAGAAGTAGGGCTGTACCGTGCAGTACATCAGAAGCATCCATGCACTATCTGGGCAGGGCAAACTCGTGCTAACTATCTGTATTCATTGGATATGTTTCGTGAAATGTGCCGTGAATATACACACAGATATGGTAAGGTACATGCCTCATGGCGTTTGTATGATGCACTTGTAGATGCTGCACAGTATGTGCCTGATGGTGGTATCACACCGCACCCTGAGTGTTTCAGTGAACACACTGACCTGAAGTCAGGTAGACCGTGGCCTATCCAAAGCTATCGTCAGTTCTATCAGACAAAGCAACACAGGTTTAAAATGGTGTGGACTAAACGTGATGTGCCCGATTGGTTTGAATACCAAAACTGGGAGATGGCTTATGCTTAGTGCAGCCTTGATGTGCCTTGCACTTAACGTGTATCACGAGACACGTAACAGTCCTATGTCTGAAGGGTATGCAGTGTCACACGTAGTGTTGAACCGTGTGGCACATGACCGATGGCCTGACGATGTATGCTCTGTCGTGAAGCAGGGATATAGCAAGGGCAAACACAAGTGCCAGTTCAGTTGGTACTGTGACGGTAAACCTGACACCCCATATGAAAAGAAAGCATGGGCATTGTCACAGTTGATCGCACAAGATGTGCTTGATGGGACTGTGCCTGATAACACAGGTGGTGCAACACACTACCATGCCCATTATGTAAAACCCTTTTGGGCAAAGGCACTGACTAAAACTGTGTCATTAAAGACACACAAGTACTACAAATAGCTTATCGTTCCTAGTATAGGGGTGATGGGTATGATATAACGGGGCATCAGTTGCCAATAACAAATGAAAAGGAGACAAATATGCCATTTGATATTACAAACTTCGACGTACCACACTACCTTGACTTTGCTGTAGAGTTTGAACCTACCAAAGTTAAGGACAAAAAGTATGTCATCAATGGAGACACAGGTGAATACCTTGGTGTTGTGGGTGACAAGTTTACCTGTGCATCACACGGTGACTTCTACCGTGGTGTCTTTGACACAATCACAGAGAACCTTGACCCATCAGAGATGATGAATGCCAAGTTTAACTGGCGGTCCGCACGTGGTGGTGCATGGTCTATGCTAGACATCACACTACCTGACATGCAGGTAGAGATTAATACCGACAAGCACACAACTACGTTGGGTAATCGTATCATATCATTGCATGGTATTGATGGATCGTGCAGCAACCAAGCATTCTTTGGTGCTATTGATTTCTTCTGTACCAACGGTCTGATCCGTGGTGAGTATGATAAGGTACGCAAGAAGAACACATCCAACTTTACACTTGACGGTTTCATCAAGGAACTGGTACGTGCACGGCGTGACTTCTACGAAGAGACTGCCAAGATGCAGGTGTGGGCGCAAACTTCCACAAAGTATGTGGACATCAAGTCTTTGCTTGAGGAGATGATTTCATCACGCCGTAAGGCAGAGAAGATGTATAGTCTGTACTGTGCAGAGGCAAGCACACGGGGTCACAACAAGTGGGCATTGTATTCTGCCTTCACAAACTATGCCAGCTATGCTGATGAACGCAATGGGTTCAACCTACGTAATACTGGCAATGACACACAGGCTATCAGCATGTTCAGCCGTGAGCAAGAGGTGAGCAAGTGGGTCAGTGACTCACGGTTCATAGAACTGGAGGCTGCGTAATTGCCTAAACTTCCACGTTACGTACAGGAACAGGTGTCATCTTCGGGTGACATCTCCTACCGTTTCAATCCACCACAGATACTAGTCGATGAAGGTGTAGTAAAAAGAGAGTCTTATGGGTCAGACTTAAAGCAGGTTCGTAAGATAGTCAAACAACACAATGATAACATTGACAGATGGAGAGAGGAACAACTCTCTGTTATACGCATCAAGCCAAGCAGCAAGGTCACAGATCTGATCAACTATTACTATCAGTCTAATGATTTCAATATGTTACGTGATACAACTAAAGTTGACTACAGATACTTCCTGACCATACTGCATCAGACTATGGGCTGGCGTAGATACGACAAGGTTACAACCAAGATTGCCAAGCAAGCCTATGAGGATTGGGTTAAACGGGGTGTAAGCTTTGCTAATCATGCGGCTACCTGTGCAAGCAGAGTGTACAACTATGCCATACAGATGGAACATGCTACGCAGAATCCTTGGGCTAACATCAAACGTAAGAATCCTAAGCAACGAAAAGTTACATGGACACATGGAGATGTAATCAAGTTCCTTGACGTTGCATACTCTGAGTTTGAATACAGAAACATTGGGCTGATCGTACAGATGGCATATGAATGGTGTCAACGTCTTGGGGATATGCGTAACCTCAAGTGGGAAAGCATTGATTTGCACAGACAGAAGCTATCTCTTGAGCAAAGTAAACGCAGGGCAGAGGTGACACTACCCATCTCTGATGACTTGACAGAGATGTTGAATGCACAACGTAATGACTTTGGATTCCAAAAGTATGTGGCACCGCACCCTAGACCTGTGTCTGGTGTATATAATCCCTATGCTATGGAACGTCTATCAAAAGTAGGTAGACGGGTCATGCGACTAGCTGGACTGTCAGAAGACCTACGTCTTATGGACTTACGTAGAACAGGAGTAACACAGATGGATCAGAAAGGTGTACCAATAAACCAGATCATGTCTGTGACAGGACACAATCACATGGCTTCAGTGAAGCCTTATCTGAAACATTCTTATGACAGTGCAAATAATGCATTGACAATGCGTAATGTATCTGTATCCTTGAGTGAAACGAACAACATAGAAAGTGATACATATGAGTGTAAGAAATATAATTAATGATCTATCACTTAGTAATGGTGAAACTAAACGTATGAATTGTCCTGAGTGTAATGGATACAAAACGTTTACTATTACTAACAACATGGGATCATTAGTGTGGAACTGTTACAAGGCTGGGTGCTCTGTGTCTGGGGGTAAACGTGTGCATCTATCCGCAGATGACATACGTAAATCCCTTGGCAGTGTTGCACAAGAAACACACTCTGTAGGTTTTTCTAAACCTGATTGGATTGTACAGGACTATGATGCAATCAGTAAGTTCTGTGACCAGTGGGGGCTTGACCCCAAGGCATTGGGTCTACTGTACGATGTGAAGGAACATCGTGTGGTGTTCCCTATTATGCAGGGCAATGTAATGGTAGATGCAACGGGCCGTAGCCTGTCAAAGAAATTACCCAAGTGGAAAAGATATGGAAATAGTAGCTTGCCATACACCTACGGATGTGGTAAAACTGCTGTAGTTGTTGAGGACTGTGTGAGTGCAGCTATTGTAGGTGCGACAGACGGAACTGGATGCCAAGATGATGATGTATATGTCGGGGTAGCAGTGTTGGGTACATCATTATCAGAGGGACATAAGCAATACTTATCACAGTTCTCAACAGCAGTGATTGCCCTAGACCCCGATGCACTACCAAAGACCTTGGCAATTGCAAAAGAATTACGATCACACGTGAAACACATACGTGTGCTATACCTACTGGATGACCTCAAGTATAGGAATCCAACCGACATGATGAAACTGACAACGCTAGGAGAATGAAATGGAATTATCCCTCATACGTAGCTTGATGGACAAAGAGTTTTACGATGAACATCGTGGTGCTCGTTGCCCTGATAGACTATTCAGCAAGGATGTACGTAAGATCAAGCAGTCCATTGACACTGCTATGACCCGTTACGAACGTACCGTAACACCAGATGAGATTGAAGCCTTGTTCATGGCTAACAATCCTACACTTACAACTGCACAGAAACAGGCATACTCACACCTGTTCTCTCAGGTGAAACGTGAGAAGCCTATTGGCGGTGACGTAGCACAGGAAGTGCTATCCAAACTGTTTCAACAGGTAGTTGGCGAGGACATTGCCAACCTTGGCTTTGATTACGTGAATGGCGATAAGTCTAGTCTTGAGCCTTTACGTATGCTGCTTGAACAGTATGGCGATGACTTCACTCCCAACCTTAGAGTTACGTGGGAAGATACTAGTCTTGATACGATACTTGCAATGACTGACCTTGAGTCTCAGTGGGTATTCAACATACCTACTCTTGTACGTAAGATAGAGGGCGTCAATGCAGGACACCTGATTGAGGTCGGCGCAAGACCAAATACAGGTAAGACATCATTCCATGCCTCTCTTGTGGCTGGTCCTAACGGATTTGCATGGCAGGGTGCAAAGTGCATCGTGTTGTGTAACGAGGAAGGGTATCACCGTGTCGCACATAGATACATCACGGCTGCTACTGGCATGGACAAGTTCCAGATCAGTAAGAACAAGATTACAGCAGCCGACATCTTTGATCGTATACGTGGTAACATCATGTTCAAGGATGCCACAGGCCGTGACATGAATTGGGTGGAGTCTGTATGTAAGTCGTACAAACCTGACATTGTAATCCTAGACATGGGTGATAAGTTTGCTAAGACAGGTGGGTTTGCACGTCTTGATGAAGCACTCAAGGCTAATGCAATACACGCCAGACAGATTGCAAAGATGTACAACTGTGCAGTATTCTACATGTCCCAACTGTCTGCTGAAGCAGAGGGTAAGGTTATACTCAACCAATCCATGATGGAAGGTAGTCGTACAGGTAAGGCAGCAGAAGCTGACCTGATGATTATGATTTCTAAAAATGCCACTGTCGAAGGGCAGGATGAAGAAGACAACCAACGTCACATTAACATTGTGAAAAACAAACTCACAGGGTGGCACGGTATTGTACACACTGAACTTGAATACAAAACAGCAAGATACGTAGCATAAGAAGGAGATTGATATGTTAGAAAACACAACAAACCCAAAAACAGGTAAATCTTTTTACTATAAAGATAACCCAGAAGCCGTTAAAAAACGTGATGCTACACGAGTGTATATAAATGGAAAAGAAATTTCTAAGAAAAACCCAATGCACAAAATGTTTAAGGCGGGTAGATATAAAAATATCAACGATGCTGCCTTTGAGCTATCTAAACTAAATGATATAGTGGAAGGATATGTATATGCAATATATAATCCTGCATGGCCTGAGTGGATAAAGATAGGTAAGGCAATAGATTCTCAAGACAGATTAAATGGATACCAAACAAGTTCTCCACTACGTGACTATGAGATTATACATTCTGTATATTTTGATAACCGTAATCTTGCTGAACGCAAAGCACATAAAATTGCTGAAAGAAAAGGGGAACGTAGCACTGCTGGCGGTTTAAAAGGTGAATGGTTTAAATTGACTAAAGGAGAGGCTATAGAAGTATTAGAGGAAATAAAAAATGATTGAAGCAACATACATTGGTCATATGGGTAGTGATATTACAGTAGTAAATGCTGCCCGTGTGTCATTTGGTAAACGATCAGGTATGATCTGCGTCGATAATGTGATAGGTAAATGGGAGCTTGAGAAGAAGGACGAGAAGCTTATACACTATCTGGCAGAGCACAAACACATGTCACCTTTTGGGCATTGCTTTGCCAGCTTTCACGTCAAGGCTCCCATCTTTGTAGCACGTCAGCTAGTCAAGCATAAGTTCCTACGTTGGAACGAGATTAGCCGTAGGTATGTAGATGAAGAGCCTGAGTTCTATGTCCCTGAGACATGGCGTGGACGTGCCAAAGATAAGAAGCAGGGAAGTGATGGCTCCATTAAATTATCAGAGTATGCAAAAGATGGCCCAGACTTTATACACGATGAAGCCCGTAGTCTGTATAACGACTTACTAAAAGATGGTGTCTGCCCAGAGCAAGCACGTATGGTACTGCCACAGTCTACCATGACCGAATGGTATTGGTCAGGCAGCCTAGATGCCTTTGCTGATATGTGTAACCTGCGTTGTGCTTCTGATACACAAGCGGAGACAAGGTTTGTTGCTACACAGATCAGTGACAGAATGCGTAAGCTATTTCCTGTATCGTGGTCAGCATTGACAGATGGCTTGACAGAATATAAGTTTGGGTAAAGGAGAAGAATGATGAGTAAAGATGCAGGTATTATTGGTGTTGAAACCGTAGAAGAACACGAAGATGGTGGTGCAACATTTAAGTTTCACATGGATGCACATGCCCGTGGGTTACTCACAGAGGAAGGCTTGAAGCTAGTGATGTACTGTGCAGCAGCTAAGATGGATATACAGTTAGTGTATGACTTCATTGAGGATCACATCAGGTACAACAAAGATGAGAGGTTTGATGAGTACGGAAACTACGGTGAGAACAATCCACCAGTATCTTCTGAATGGTCACAGGATAGCCAAGATAAAACGGAGAACCTTACATGACAGGTAAGTACACATTCGGTATCCCACTAAAAGAGATACGCCCTATGACCAAAGAAGAAAGGCAGAGGGCGAAAGAACGAGCCAAACAGAATATGTATGGTGAAAGTAAATGTGTGTCTTGCGGAAATGTATCGACAGGTGATTTCTGTGAGTTTTGTTTGAACGAGGAGTGAAAATATGAATACAGCAACTATGACAGAAGAGATTATATTACACTCAGCAATGAGGCGTACCAATCTAACACTGAAAGAAGCAGTAACTGCAATGGAAATGTATGCTAACGACAAAGAGTTTCACGAACATCTTGACAGGATGTATGCAAATGAGGTATTGATAGAAGAATGAAACACCTGACACTCGACGTAGAAAACACTGTGACCAAACGAAACGGCAAGCTACACCTTGATCCGTTTGAACCTGAGAATACATTGGTTATGGTGGGTATGCTAGATGATCTTGGAAACGAAGCTATTGTGACATTCGATCACGCAGAGCATCCCCCCACCGACAGAGGAGCACAGATAGTACAAGACTTACTTGACCGTGCTCCTCTTCTTATCATGCACAATGCTGCTCACGATCTTATATGGTTATGGGAGTCTGGCTTTACGTACAATGGTCCTATCTTTGACACCATGCTTGGTGAGTATGTCCTTCAACGTGGGCAGACAACTAACCCCGTGTCATTGGAAGCATGTGCAGAACGCTACGAACTTGACACAAAGAAGCAAGACACCATGAAGGAATGGCTGAAGGCTGGTAAGCAAGTACGTGACATGCCTTATCAGGAATTGTCTGACTACCTGTCTGCTGACCTAGCAGCTACACAACAACTGTATGAACGTTTGCGGATGAGGTACGAGGAATGCAGTACACTGGAAGGA